CATTCTGACCTAACGATGTTTGTAGATTTGGCGATTGACCAGCCCGTAATTGAGCTTCTGCTTGCCCCATTTGGCCCAACTGTGGCCCACCAGCAATTTGTTGCATTTGAGCTTGTTGCAGATTACTTTGTAAAGAAGGTAAACCACCCGTGCTAAACGGGTTAGCCATCATGTTTTGTACATAATTTAAGCCAGTTTGCGATAACTGACCCAATCCTTTTGAGGTGGCTATGTCATAGTTGTATAGTTCTTGTTGGTCAGGGCTAAGGCTTTGCGTAGCCGTGTACATTGGGTTACCAAACTGGTCTGTACCAGTCTTGGAATAACTTAAACTACCGTAGGGAGTTTCTTGCCCAATAAGACTGCCAGCTAAAGCGGCACGAGCAGATTCTAAATTGCCTTGCGCTGTAGCTTGTGCGGCCTGCGTATAGTTGGGCGCAGGCGGGGGGCTTGCAGGCTTCCCGAATAATGCGTTAGTTACTGGACTTAATATACCGCCACCGCCACCCATAGTTATGCTCCTTTTAAAGAGGTTTTAAGATTTAACCATTTACAATCTTCTTTCCTCATTGCTAATATCACCAAATCCCCATCAATATGGGCATCTTCGATATACGCTTTATCTACAAAACCAAGGTGTCGGTCTAGTCGCAAAGCTTCCTCGTTATTCGAGGAAACTAACGCTAGTATAACCTTTAGTTTCAAGATGTTAAAGGGGTAATCAAAGCTCGCCCACAAAAACTCCTTATTTGCCCAATGTGGCACTAAAGCCCCAATGTGCATACAACACGAATTATCGGTTATATTGTCATAACCCACCACAGCCTGTACTTGTCCGTCAATTTCCTGACCTATGAAACGAGAGTAGTCGCTAAATTGCATCCCAACCACCTTTGAAAGCCACCCCCGTAAATATTCTTGGTTTTCAGTAGTTAGTTTTCGCACCTACAATACTCCCCCTCGCTCCATTACATAATCGGTACTAGCCCAATGAAAGTCCACACCTTGCGATGCAACAGAAATGTTGACAGAGCCAGCGTAACCAATTCCATTGACCCCTTGCCAAACTTTAGATGTTTGTAGCCCAGCACCCCAAACTGAGTTATCCCAAGTGCTTGTATTCCAAATGCCCACTTGGGCTAAATTAGGGTTAAAGCTAATCTGATTTGACAGATTTACGGTGTCAAAATCAGTAGAAATACCACAAAGCACATTCGGCACGGTATTGTCCGTCTGTAAGATAGGGCGAACCATCGTAAAGCGTTTTAACTGCCCACGGCTGTCAAAGTAAGAATAAGCTTGCTGGGCGTTAGCAATAATGTTGCTACCAGCGTCAGAGAATCCGTCATAAAACTTGCCGACAAAGCCGTTTGAGCCAAAGAACATTCCATCTACGCCTGATACTTCCCAGCAGTATGCTTGAATATCGGTAAATCTGCCCCACGATTTTGTAATGTTGTGCATGACAAACTGCTCAATACCCTCAGTTACAGGAATATTGAGAATTAGCATATTGTATGGGGCAAAATAATTAATTTGCCAGCCAAATTGACCTGAATATAAGTCAGCAGCTTGGCTAACCGCAAAGAATATCTTGTCGGTCAAGTTAACACGGGGGTCTAGTCGGCTTGATTGTAGGGCGGCTGACATTGGCACTAAGCCGTCTTGCGTCAAAAGCAACAAATCACCCGAATATTTAAAGAAACACCGTCTAGCAAAGGTTTGACCCATTTGCCATACACCAACTAAAGCCCAAGCATTTGGGTCGGAAGGGTCAGTACCCTTGTAAACAATGACTTCACCCATTGAGGTGACAAAAGCACCGAGGTCGTCAACCCCGTAGCCAGCGTCTAAAGTCCAAGTTCCCATCGCTTGCAGATAGCCGCCTGAGCGGGCGATTGAACCAAGCGGAAATTGACTAGCAGTACCACTTAAAGCGTTAACAGGCAGATACCAAAAGTCTAAGCTGTTCTTTTCTACAAAATAAATGCGTTCTTGTAGGCTGTTTACATGAACAAATAGGTTGTTATTAATGCCAGCTATACCTAAAACGGTATAAACGGGCGTACCAGTAGCAGGGCTAGTAGTGGAATTAGCCATTTCATAGGTAAAAGTCGTACTACCTGTAACGGTAATCCTAAAAGTACCGTTGTAATCGGCTTCCGTAGCCCCTGAAATAACCACACGGTTGTCAGTTACTAATCCGTGGTTAGTTGTCGTGGTTACGGTGGCGGTTGTACCTGAACTGGTAATACCTGAAATAGTCGCTGCGGTGGCGGTGGTAGCCATTTTGTACCATGCCGTACCGTCATAAATCATAGTTGGGTCTTGCCCATTGACTGCAACTAAGAAGTTACCGCCAGCCGTAGAAAAACTAATGTGTTGCCAACGGTCATTACCAAACGAGCCGTTGTATGACAAAGTAGCAGGATTGGTTGAGCAATCGTAAAACTTGCCATCTACCGCAGCAAACAGCTTTTGAACCGTTGGACTGCTGTAATTCATTAAAGTTTCGATAGGGTCGGTTATACCAATGGTATATACACCTACAACAGAAGCGTTGCCAGAAGGCACAGAAGTCATTACATAAGTAAAAGTCGTTGAGCCTGTGACAGTAATCTGATAAATGCCGTTGTAATCACTAGGCGTACAACCTGTAATGGATATAAATTCACCTGTGGCTAAACCGTGAGCAGAAGCAGTTGTAGCGGTAGCCGTCACACCTGAATGGGTAATGGTATTAATCGTAACTACCCCCGTGCTAGTTGTAATTAGGCTATTACGGGTGTAGCCCCTACGCATTGTGACATCGGTAGGGGTAGGGTAAAAGTTAGTTAATTGAACCGCATCGAGTGGGTTCATTTCGGCAAGCGAATCCCTTGCGTTCCACCCACCAATAGGGGAAGCCAAAGAAGCCGTCATTGCCCTTCTTTGTTGAGCGACTGGCATAATTAAGTTCCGTAGCCCGTGTCTGGAATGTTAGCGTAACCAATAAGCACTTTGCTTGGATATGGGGCAAAACTGAGGTTTGCACTACCTTTGTCGTTAGCTTTGGCTACATTTAAATAACGGAAGTAATCTTGTTGCAATGATGTCGTATCAAACGACTTGATTTGGAAATATTTGAGTTTAGTACCCAATACCATCACCGTATCGTCTAATACAGTCGTATCGTCATCAGCCGTAAAGCTGTTTTTAACTGCGCCTGACGCACTTCTCGCCCAGCCTTTTGAGCGGTACTCAAAGCCTAAGTATTCTTTGGTATTGTAGGGCGGCCAAATTTGGAATTGCTGACCCAAAATACGCCATCTAATGCGTGGGCCTGTGGAAATATAACCCGATTTTAGCCATTGCCATTGCTGGGCATCTTCTGGGCCTAACATCTGCCAATGTTTAGTTTTGTCCCAATGGGTATTGTCCGTAATAGTTTCAAAGTCAGGTGGCAAATTGTATTTGGTCTGCGAAAAGGTAAAAGTCACATTGGTGTAAGTACCACTAGCTAATTGGCTCATTACGATGGTGGACTTATTTAAGCCTGCATCATAAGTAACGCTAGAAACATAAGTATCTTGATTAATACCTGTGCCTTGGATTGAATAATTGCTATTTAAGGCGGTAGCGTTACCTGTAACGATGATGTTATAACTATTGTCGCTAACCGTATCGCCTACAAAAGTGACCGCATCGGTGTAAAAACGATACTCCAACTCAAGGGCTTGCCAATCGTATTCCTTGACCAAATCGTAGCCTGTACGATTCATAAGGCTTAGAACCTGTTGCACATCTTGGCTAGTATTACCTGCAACATAAGTCGGTACGGCAAGATTTAACTCTTGGGTGACCTGTTGCACAAGTTGGAGCATCGTTGATGACATAGTTTAGGCTTCCTCTATGGTTTCCGCTTTCTTTTTGCGGGGTTTTTTCTCACCAACTGCCGCAAGTATAGCCGCCATTTGCTCTTGCATCAAAGCCAGCTTCGCATCAGTTTCAGCCTTAATTCTAGCATTTTCCTCGTCTTTTTTGGCAAGTTCTTGCTTTAACTGATTAATTTCTTCTGCTCGTTTTGATGCTTCTGCGGTTTCTTCGGCTAAATTTAAGAAAGTCCGTGCCTTATCTCTAAACGCATGGGGTGACATACCAGCAATCATCCCAATTCGTTGTAGTTGTAAGTCAGAAGCATTAGCGATAGATTCTACGGTCATAAACTTCACACCTCGTAGTTCTTGCGCTTGGGATTGGCTAATCAAAGGCCATTGTTCTACGGGCGTTCCAAGGATTTCGCTACTAGAATCTTGGGTTGCCATGTATTGAAGCCATTGGCGTGGGAAACGCTGTTTATGGCTTTCCTGTGCGTAGGTATCAATTTCCGTTAGATTATCCCCAGCGACCATAATGCGTACAAAGTCAAAGTCTTTAAATATTGGTCTGCCTGCTTCGTTGGATTCATGCTCTAGTTTGACTGCTCGCTTATAAAACTTAACTGCCAAACGAGAATCTGCGTCTTGCATATCGCTTTCTATTGCCATTTGTAAAACTCCTTAAGTGGTTAAGGTACTGCGGTTAAAAAGAAAAAAGGAGCTACCCCATTACGAGATAGCCCCTTGTTTTTACTACAATTTTTGGTTAGACGCTAGTAGCACCGAACCAGCCATAATCACCCGAAACCATAGATTCAGCAGGCGATACATAAGAACCGCCAGAAGCTGTTACTTGGAAGGTGCTTGCATTAACGGTACAAGCAGTTGTGCCTGCTGGAATCGTTGCTGCGGCTTGAGCAAATACATAACGCTTACCGTCAGAACCAAAAGTTTCAGCACCGAGAGGGCCAAAGCTTGGGATTCCAATTAAGGTAGTACCGTTGGTGTATTCAAAGCTCTCAGGGGTAATACCGTTGAGGTCAACACCTGAAATGGGGAGAACTGAATAAGGCATGATTATTTTCCTTTACTAATTAGACGGTCAAAATACCCTGCAACTGTGCGTTGCTGGTGGTAAGGTTACCTGCCCAACCGTAGAGCTTAACAATCGCATCTTGGTTAATGGCTTGACGCTCACCACCGATAGGTACGAAATTACGCTCTTTGTGTGGGCGGAAGAAAATGTAATTGGTGTTCAAGAGATACATATAGTTTGCGTTCTCTTGGTTACCAATACCACCACCGAGTACTACATCAGCAGATGTACCGCCACCGTAGAACTTGAGGGATGCGAAACCAGCAGCACCCGATTCTTCGGTAGTAATACGCTGAATTGCTTGCAATGCACCAACAAAATACTGATATGCGGTGTTACCAGCAATGTACAAATCAGCCTTGTCTGTGCCACGAACCTGCTTGATAGCGGCTTCGGTCATCTTAGCCAAAGTGTTGGTCGAAAGCAAACCAGTAGTTACTTGGTTCTGCCAGAAAGACCAGTTTGCACGGTTAATACCACCGTAAGTTCCAGTAGTTGGGGAAGTAGAAACTGCGGCAGCTAAACCGTCAATGTTCTTACCACCGTTACCAGTACCGTCACCATACAAGTCACCTGAAATGCGGTTCAAAAGACGAGCTTCAGAAACTTGCATACGACCATCTAAGAGGTCAATGATAGCTTCTTTGCTGGAGTTTTGGAGCATTTCCAAACCGCTCATCGTTACGGCAGCAGCGTACTGAGCAATCTTGAACTGAGCAGCCGAGATTGGGCTATCAGGAGCAATGTTCAAAACTTCGTAGCCGCTATACGAATTAGCGTTGTTGGTATTTGGGTCGTTGTACATGATTTCTTCCAAAATCACATTACCGCCTGAGAATGGGCGTACATTGCCCTTAGAGTTTAAGCGTTGCAGAATCGCATTGTTCTGCGTTAAGTTATCAGCCAATTCACCGCTACGACTTTGAATGGTGGTAGCGATAATATCGGTGATTGCTGAGTTAGCAAATGCCA